ATTTTTAGCTACTTCAACGACTTCGGCAGTAGCTTTTTCGACTAATCCGAGTTCTTCGGCTTCAGTTCGATTGTTCTCGTTTTCAATAAACTCGATCAGTTTTGCTGGATCGTTATCGAATCTTGCTCTAATTGTGGCTGGTAAGCCATCAAATTCTTCTTGAGCAGCGATAACTCTATTTAAGGCAGTATGGTAGTCACCAATGCCAGAAAAATCGCCATAACGTGGCGATAATGGGCTTTCGGGTAGTAAACCCGTAATATTAAATTTTTGAAGAATGGTATTAATATCACATTCTTCTTTGTAATGCTGCTGAGCCAGGGAGGGATCCTCACATCCCAACCCTGACTCATTGGATGCAGCATCCGTATCATAGTTGTATGGGGTACGTAAAAAAATTTCATGTTTTTTAATCATTTTTTTCCTCCAAAAGATGGGACTAATAAAGATGGTTGCTTTTTAATAGCTTGTATAGAGCGTTTAAAGTCTCTATACCACCATGGATCTGTAGATGGTGCTATATTTTCTTGTACATTTTTAGTTTGAGCACTTGTCAAACCGGTTTGAGCCTGTACTAGTGGTTTTTGTGCGTTTAATAACGCAATTTCAGATAGTAACTTATTAAAAGTTACTTCTAAATTTTTATATGTTTGTGTATTTACTTTTGTCTGTTCAAGAATATTTCCAATTTGAACAGCAGTTTGAATAGTATCTGCCTCAGTTTTTAATGTCTGAGCAGATGTATTTTGAGTTAATGCACTTTTTTGATCTAAATCGGCATTTGTCATAGCCATAGACTGGTAACCTTGTACTGCAGAAGCCAGTGTATTACCAATTTTAGCAGTGGACACCTGCCCCATAGATCCCGATGGGGTACCCGCTCCACCTTGTGCATATGCAAGCATGGGATTTAACCCAGCTTTTTTCATATCTTCTGTTGCAGTTTGGTATTGAGTTGCACGCATACGTTCTTGGAAATCCATTTGTTTTTGTGCTTGTTCAGCACTTGCTGCATTAGCAGCTTGAGCTATACCTATATTTGCTTGATTAGTACCTTGTTGACCAACAAAACCAAGGATACCGCTTCCGATGTTAACAACATCGGAAACAGTACCACCGAGGGCTTTGGCAATAGAACCTAACATTAGAAATGATCAATTAAACCAGGTACAGAGTACATTGGCATTGGTCGTGCTTTTTTACAATCAAAAAAGCTATCAAAAATAAATTGTTTGCCGTTTGCGGATGCACCTACAGCAACAATACGATCTACAGGTGGCGTATCTTGAATAAAGGTATTATTCAAAGTAGGTAATGATGTGAAACGCTGAGCAAGATGCCAAGCATCAATAGTGCCAGAAGCAGTAGAACGGAATAGACCGCTAATACGGCTAGGATAGTAACGATACTCAGCCCACCTTTCTTGGTAACCAAATACAGAGTTATCATTAGAATCACCACGTACATAAATTTCCTTATTGAGGACGGCTTGTTCGCCTAAGGTAGCAAATGCTGGGAAGTAGAAATCGTATCTGGTCGAACGTGACCACATACGAGATAAACCTTGCTGATAAGTTAGATCAGCTCGTACAGATACCAAACCTATAATTACACCGTGTTCAGTAGCCGAGTAAGTAAAGCCATGGTTATGAGCCAAGGCAGTACCCATAGCAGCAAGTGTGCCCAGAGGGGCAGTAGTTCCACTAGCGTTAGTGCCTGACGTTTGAGCGATCGGATTAATACTAATATTGGACGATCCACCCCCGATGTATTCGGGACGCTGTAAGCGAGCATCAGGAGAAATAACACCGAAATGACTGCGAATAATTTCAGTATAACGAGTGCCTCCGCGTGCATCACGCTCCAGCAATTTTTGAATCTGAAATGATTGACGAAGTTGATTAATTGTTGCTGCAGTTGCTTGAGATAAATCAGCATATAAGGAACCATTAGGATCGTATTGTAAATATGTACCTGCAGCTACATATCCACGGCCAGTAGACGTTTCAATGCTAAACGTACCACCGCCGGCAGGTAATGGGGTAGTTGTTGAACCAGCCTGCAACCATCTTGCAGTAGTAGTACCTTGTACACTAACATCACGTAAAACTGGTGCAGTGGTACCTAATGGTAAAGATACAGATGCGCCTTTTTGTGGCCATGGTAACGCTGATGTAAAATAATCTTTGCGTTTTCCACGACGGAGCAGTGTGTAATTTGTTACAGTATCTGGACCATCGCCCAAATCTACAACTGCTGAATTTTGAAGGTTTTCATCTCTGAACCATTCATTCCAAATTAAGTTATACGCTCTAGGCCAAAAAGCACAGTGGGATACCGTTCCAGTATTGGACACCTGTCCCACAGTAGGTAAACCCATATAGTCTTGTAACGAACCGATAGCGTATCCGCCTGCAGGCGATACTTGTTGAGGTACAACATAAGAAATCGAATCATTTGGATTCGCTTGTTGTCCCATAAATTTTTGCCAATTGTTCCAAATTAATCTATTTGGTACAAAGAAAAAGAAACTATCCAAATGCATGTTATCCATGATTGGGAAAATTGGAGTGCTTAGACGTGCAAAAGCAGTCATATTTAGGCGAAATGTGTCGCCTGGAAGCATTTCATCTACATATACAGGAACTAGATATCCAGCATCGAAAGTAGTTTTATGGGTAGATTGACAATCAAATGACGACCGAGGTATATCGGCCTTTGGAATCATAGTAAATTGGTGTACATCTACCGATTGATTACGATGCATTTTTTTGAGCTCCTAGTTTATTCCGACCCAAAAGAAAAACCTTTTGAGTCGGTTTGTTAAATTCATTCCTTAGATATTTTTACTTGTTTACCCAAGGATAATAGTTTTGGTTGTTCATGTAAAGCGAATAGACCGGTGTTGTCATCAAACTCTCCGAGTTCGTATAAATCAAAGTCATCAGGATGGTTATAAAGCTGATTTTCAGCGTCAGAACGATTAACTTCATCGCTAAAGCTCCTAATAGCAACACCTACAGAGGGGACGAACATTGGACGACCATAAGCATCGGCTGCACGGTCTTTTACAGAACATAGTACTAATTTCATGAGGAATCCTTAAGTGAGGTTACGTTTAAGTTTTTGCAGTTTTGCCTTTGTGACTTGCTCTTTGACAAGCAATCTTTCTGGGGTATTGTCTGCATAATTGAGTTTAGCAGATTTTTCTCGAATGTAAAGCAGTTCGTCAAACTCATATGGATTATCTATTTTATATTTTTTATCATAATATTTTGGAGGTTTGACTTTTTTGCCACGTACTATCACATAGTCGTGTGGATATACATCGGAAGTATATTGCTTATACCATTCGTATCCAATACCAGGTTTTAAAGACATTTTCGTAAACTCGGGTTTACGAGTAATGATTTCCCCTGATTCAGGGTCAATCTCAGTGTAATGCTCGGAAGCATTTTTTCCCGTAACCTTTTTCATAATGTATCTAGCCACGTAGGCTGCGGATTCGAAAGTAACGTCTCCAATGGAGGAATAACCAAATGGCCAGAGTAATTCAAGGTTTTCGGATCGATATAAGAGAGAACCAGCGGGACTCCTGTCCCATAATTTCTTATCATCAAAATCGATTCCGAAGATACACGCATGCCAATGCGGCCGGCCAAGGTTTTCACCATATTCTCCAGCCATATAATAACGTATTCTTCGTCCAGGATACCGTTTTCGTAGTCTTTTAATAAAGAGCTGAAAGTCTCGGTAGTGTAATGATCTATCGCTTGGGAGATGTGCATTATCATAAGTGAGGGTTATAAAACAGTTTTTTTCATGCATTTGAGCTTCATGCATGCAACGAATTGCCCACTGACGTGAGCGTTCAAGTCTACAACCTACGCATTGACCACATGGTAGGTTTAAAGATCGTGATATGTCATGTTTTCTCAATTCTGAGAAAACTATAGTTCCATCAGTGCATTGATATGCACTTATAGGGTGATAACAAGGCATGTGAGGTACCCATTTTACTTAGTTATAGACGCCAGCCGCCACGATGTGGGGCTTTTTGAATATTTGCTGCTTTTGTACGTTTTGCGGTACGGCGAAATGAACGAGCCGACCGACGTTTATTAACAGGTTTTCTATACATCATTTTTAAGCTCCTTGGATCACTAATATTTACGGTTTGGTGTCACCTAGCACAGTTACATCAAGTAAGGTAACTGTGCTACGGCCTATTCGGCCGCCTTTTCAGGGGTATTTTTAGCTACTTCAACGACTTCGGCAGTAGCTTTTTCGACTAATCCGAGTTCTTCGGCTTCAGTTCGATTGTTCTCGTTTTCAATAAACTCGATCAGTTTTGCTGGATCGTTATCGAA